CCTGGCCTGTTACACCCGAGGCGAAGCGCGGTACCGGCGCAGCATCTCGCTGCTGGCAAGCCTGTTTGGGGCTGTCCTGTGCATCTGCGGTCTGGAAATTCTTCTGGAGCGACAGCCCACCAGCCTCGGGCAGGCCGCGTCCATCGTGCTGCTCTGCATCCTGATTTTCCGTTCAGGCGGCAACGTCGCCGCCCTATTGAGGCCCAGCGCATGACCACCACCCTTCGCCACGGCGACCGCTCGCAGGCAGTGCTTATCCTGCAGAAGAATCTCAACAGGCATGGTGCCACGCTGGTACCGGACGGCCACTACGGTGACGCTACCGAAGCGGCCGTGCGTGCGTACCAGGTGAAAGCCGGCCTGGTAGCCGATGGCATTGCCGGTGCCAAGACCCAGGCCAGTCTGGCGGGTGGTGACTGCGCGCAGCTGCTGCGCAATAACGATCTGGTAGTCGCTGCCCAACGCCTCGACGTGCCACTGGCGAGCATCTACGCGGTCAACGAAGTGGAATCCAAGGGCAAAGGCTTCCTCGATAACGGCAAGCCGGTGATCCTGTTCGAACGGCACATCATGCTCCGCCAGCTCGCCAAAGTTCGGCGCGTAGGCGATGACCCTGCGGAGCTCAAGCGCCACGCCGATGAATTGGCAGCGACCAACCCGGCCCTGGTCAACCCGAAGGCCGGCGGCTACATCGGCGGCACCGCCGAGCACCAGCGCCTGGCGATGGCCCGCTTGATTGATGACACGGCCGCACTGGAGTCTGCGTCCTGGGGCGCATTCCAGATCATGGGCTTCCACTGGCAACGCCTCGGCTATGCCAGCGTGCAGGAATTCGTCGCGGCAATGAGTGCCGGCGAATCCCAGCAGTTCGACGCTTTCACCCGCTTCATCGAAACCGACCCGGTGCTGCACAAGGCCCTGAAAGCCCGCAAATGGGCCGAGTTTGCACGGCTCTATAACGGGCCGGATTACCTGCGCAACCTTTACGACACCAAGCTGCAGCGCGCGTACGAACGGCATGCCGGCTGCGAGTGTGGACAAGGGGTGGCGGCATGATCGACTTCAAAGCGGTGAAGAAGCTGAAGGTGCAGGACGGTGATCTGCTGGTGGTGCCGGAATCGACTGAGCAGGACGACATGCAGCAGCTGGCCGAGTGTATCCAGTTGATGAACAACGCCAGGGCCGTAATCGTACGGGGCCCCATCCAACAGCTCGACACCGCGGCCATGAACAAGCTCGGCTGGTACCGGGCATGAGCACCGTGCGCCAGATCCTATTCGGCCTCGCCCTGCTCGGTGCCTTGGCGCTGCTGATATGGGCTCAGGAAATACGCATTGACGTCGCTAAAAGCAAAGCCGAGAACGCCACGGCCGCAGCCAAAACGGCTCGCGCTGACGCTGACCGCAACCTGAAGACCGCCAATACGCTCACCGAAACCCTCAAACAGGAACGCGAGGCGCAAAGCACCCTCCGCCTTCAGAAGGATCAACTGCGCCAGAGCCTGGCAAACCGCGAACGAACCGTCGAGGAACTGAAACGTGAAAACGCCGAACTACGTAACTGGGCTGCTCAGCCTTTGCCTGATGCTGCTCGCCGGATGCGAGACCGCCCCGCCATCACCGGCGCCGCAGCTTATCGTGACTGGCTGTCCGGCCGTGGTGCCGTGCCACCTGTCGGCGACCAACCCGCTCAAAAACGGTGACCTGCTGACCGACGAAGACCGAGCCGAGGCCGATTGGGCCGACTGCGCCGATCAGGTCGACATGATTTATAAATGCCAGCAGGCCACACCATGAACAAAGCAGAAAGCCTGCGCGCACACCTGCTGGCCACCGTCGCCGAATTCAAGCACGACCCCGACCGGCTGCTGATCTTCATCGACAACGGCAAGGTACGGTGCACAGCCGCTCACACCCTTTCGTTTGAATACAGCTTTGACCTGCAGATCATCCTCACCGCGTTCGCCGGCCACCCAGATAGCGTGTTTCTCCCGATCTTGGGTTGGCTCAGCGTTCACCAATCCGAACTGCTGGAAAACCTCGACAAGGTGAAGAACGGCATTCAGTTCGAGGCCGACATCCTGGACAAGAACAAGGTTGACCTGAGCGTGAAACTCCCATTGACAGAGCGGGTGGTCGTCGGCACCGATGACCAGGGGAATACCACCGTGAAGCACCCGCACGAACCGCAGTACATCGCAAGTTTCCTCGACCCGAACTGGAAGCCCGGAGTTCACGGCAACATCGGTGAGTGGAGGGTGCCTGTTGGCGAATAACCTTGAAGCGCTTGAGACCTGGGCGTCGGTGCTGTTGGAGCGCCTGGAGCCAGGTGAACGCGTCAAACTGGCGCGGAGCATTGGGCAAGAACTGCGCCGGAGCCAGCAAAAGCGGGTCATGGCCCAAGAAAACCCGGATGGGAGCAAGTACGCGCCCCGGAAAAACCGCGCACTGCGCGGCAAGCAGGGCCGCATTCGTCGGCGGCTGGAAATGTTCAAAAAGCTGCAAACCGCGACGTACTTGAAGGTCCGTGGTGACAGCAATGGAATCGCTGTTGGGTTTACCGGGCGTATCGCCCGGATCGCCAGGGTTCACCAGTATGCTTTGAAAGACCGTGCGGAGCGTGCAGCTCCAGAAGTGCGATACGAGCGGCGTGAGGTGTTGGGATTCACTGACGTGGATCTAGATTTGATTCGCGACGAATTATTGAATCATCTAACAAACTAACTCACTAGGAGTTAGTAGCATCGCGCTTGGTAATCGCCTCACGCAAATTGTCTGGCAAAGAATCGTATACTTCTTGAACGTGCTTATCTTCAGAAATTGTTTTTTCAACAATCAAATTCAAAAGCTTAAACAATGATTCAGCAGTTGCGACGTCGTCCCTTATGTCGATTTTTCCAGGGTGGACAGCCGAGTTTCCAATTACGCGAACAGCATCCAGAGCCTGCTGCACTCGTCTGTCTAGCCCTGCAGCAACAAGTGCTTTAATGTCAGCATTGATATTCTCACCTGGCTGACCCAACTCTTTACAAAGCTTTTGAATTGCCAATCTTAATAGTGCCGCGGCCCCGCGCGGAGACAAATTTAATATTGTGCCCGCTTCTTCATAATCACGCTTCACGTCATCCGGCATGTCAACATTTGCAGGAAGCACGTTACTCACAACTGGATACATCAGCTTGTCTCGCACCCAGATGGATACTTTTCCACAATTGAAGCACTCGCTGATCGCACAGTTCCTTAACCGCCTTCTTAAATAAACATTTTTCTCACCATCCTCTACAAATGGCATACCCGCAATCATTTTATCAATCCAAGCCAATAAGCTATCTCGCTCTACCGGATCCTGAATTTCTTCGAAGTTCAATGCTGCCTTATCCTCTTGACTTAGGATTCTCGGTACGGGCATGTCTGCCTGAAGAGGATCAAGGCAAAGTACAGACCAAAACTGTTTTGCCAGCGCCCCGCAATGCGGACAGTTAAAAGCTGTTTCTTTTACCGATGGAGATACGTATTTCATAAGCATTCCTTTGTTAGAAAAAATAACCAGTTGTAAAAGAAAATTTTACGTTGCTTCAGCATAGGTAATTTTACCGGACTGTAAACGACCTATCTACAAGGTGAAAAAGCTGCACCCTCACGCGCGTGGCGCCACCATCGGCGCCATGAACGAATTCGCCGCCCTCTCCCGCATGCTGGAAAACCTCATCCGCTTCGGCGTCATCGCCGCCGTGCAGATGGAGCCGCCGCGCGTGCAGGTTAAAACCGGCGCACTGACCACCGCCTGGCTGCCCTGGCTGACCCTGCGCGCGGGAGCTGACCGTGAGTGGGATCCGCCCACCGTCGACGAGCAAGTGATCTTGTTCAGCCCGTCTGGCCAGCTCGCCAACGGCGTCGTAATCACAGGTCTGCCCAGCGATCACATCCCTGCCAACGGCAACCGGCCGGGCCTGCACCGGCGCACCTACTCCGACGGCACAGTGATCGAGTACGACAGCGTCGCCCATCACCTCAACGCCACCCTGGCACCCGGCGGCACCACTAACCTGGTGAGCAAAGGCGGCATCAACATCGTCGGCCCGATCACGCACGAGGGCGACTACATCCAAACCGGCAACCAGACCGTCACCGGCACCGTCACGGTATCGACTGACGTGGTTGCGGCGGGCATCAGCCTGGTGAAACACCTGCACGGCGGCGTGCTGCCGGGCGGCGCGAAGACGGGGAACCCAGAATGAATCGAGAAACCGGTGCTGCCATTGGTGAGCTGGACCACATCGCCCAGTGCATTGCCGACATCCTCACTACCCGCATTGGCAGCCGCGTGATGCGCCGGGAGTATGGGAGCCTTTTGCCGGAGCTGGTCGACCACCCGTCCAATGACGTCACGCGCCTGCGGGTATACGCCGGGGTTGTCATGGCGCTGATGCGCTGGGAGCCACGTGTGAGCCTCAGCCGTGTTCAGTTCCTGGGCGCCAACATGCAGGGAAAAGCGGTACTGGATCTCGAAGGCAGCATTGTCGACAGCAATGAGCCGTTCAGCATGAGCCTGCCCCTGCAGCTGGGTGGCAGCGTATGAACACCTTCTCAGCCATCGACCTCAGCCTGTTGCCCGCGCCGCAGATCGTCGAGCAGATTGATTACGAGCAGATTCTCGCCGAACGCAAGGCCTACGCCATCAGCCTGTGGCCCGCCGGGGAACAAGCGAACATTGCCGCCAGGCTCGAAATGGAATCGGAGCCGCTGACCAAGCTGCTCGAGGAGAACGCCTATCGGGAAACCATCTGGCGGCAGCGCGTCAATGAAGCGGCCACCGCCAACATGATTGCCTTCGCCAAGGGCAGCGATCTGGAGAACCTGGCGGCGAACTACAACGTCAAGCGCCTGGTAATTCAAGCGGCCAACTCTCAAGCATCACCGCCCATCCCGCAGCTGATGGAAACAGACGATAGCCTGCGCGAGCGTACCCAAATGGCCTGGGAGGGCCTCAGCACCGCAGGCCCCCGCAACAGCTACATCTTCCACGCCCGAGCGGCCGATGGGCGCGTGGCCGATGCCACGGCGGAAAGCCCGTCGCCGGCCGTGGTGGTGGTAACCGTGCAAGGTATGTCTGTAGACGGCTCGGCCGAGAGCGACCTGTTGGCTGTGGTTAAAACCTACCTCAGCGATGACAACCGCCGGCCAGTCGCTGACCGGCTGACCGTGCAGGCTGCTCAAATCCTGCGTTACCAGGTCAAGGCCAAACTTTATCTGCTGACCAGCGGACCAGAGACCGAACCTGCCCGCAGTGCCGCAGAGCAACGTCTGCGCGCCTATGTGCATCAGCGCCG